GCTCTGGCCTAACTACGGTATCATCTCACAAGTGCCTTTCCCGGCAGCAGCAGAGCACGGTAAGAGCATGTACGATAAGCAGCATACACCAACAGTGGAGGAGTATTATGCGCAAGGGAATTAAATTGCCCTGGAAGACTTTCTGGTGGCAATCAGGGCGGCCTAAGCGCTGCCCACGCTGTATGAGCAAGGCTATTGTAGAGGATGTAAGAGACTCTCTGGATGTAGGTGTCGGCGTAGGCATACCTATGGAGGTTGAGTACCTTTGCAGTAATTGCGGTAAAAGTTGCGCTTACTGGGCGCACGGGTATTTTGAACCGTTCTACATCATGGATTATGCGGAGATTCCTTATGATTAAAGTAGGTAGCATCATTGAGATCGTAGACTTCCTGCCGGGCTATGAGGAACTCTACTCATACCTATACCCTTTAGGCTCTAAGCATGAAGTGCTGCGCTGGCATCCGGAAACTGGGGCGGTTGAGGTGCATTACGACCACAACCCAGATGAGGGGGAGTGGCACGCCTTCTTCCCCGGCGAGTACAAGCTAGTAGAATAATGCTTGACATTGCAGCAGAACTCTGAAACTGCTGCAATAGAAGTAACACGTATAGGACAACACAGGAGAATCCCCTTGGCTAAAGTATCTCTAATTAAGTTATTCACTAAAGAGCAGCATGAGCAGATTCTTAAAGAGTACCCAGATAACTTTGATGCCTCATTAGCCTATACTGAGCGCACAGGTTATCAACACACAGTATCCCGTCAGTTAGTACGGTACTGGCGCAGCATCTTCATTGAGAACGGTGGTAGTAAGAGCAAGGCTAACCATGGGCTACAGGAAGCGCGTAAGATTATCCAACCCTCTCCCACTGATGATATCGGGGATACTTTTGTGCCTGACGTCTGTCGTCGTATTCTGGTTGTTGGGGATTTACATGCTCCTTATACTCATCCCGATGCGATTGCTTTCCTGCGTAGTGTCCGGGATGAGTACTCGCCGGACATGGTTATTCAGATGGGCGATGAGACTGATGGTCATGCTATTAGTTTTCATGATGCTGACCCAAATTTAGATAGTGCTGGCGTAGAGCTTGAGAAGGCTAAGCTAGTGCTGGAGGAGGTATATGCGCTGTTCCCGAACCTACTTGTATGCGATTCCAATCACGGGAGTCTTGTGTATCGCCGCGCCAAGGCTCACGGTCTACCAGTGCAGTTTATCAAAAAGTACCGCGATATCTTATTCCCTGAGCACGGTGCTCCAGGTTGGTCGTGGGCCGATGCTTGGGTACTCAATACACCGCTCGGCTGTGTACGCTTCCAGCATCAGGTCAGCGGTGACTTCATGCTTAATGCATCGCACGAACGCACTTCATTGGTGCTGGGGCATGAGCATGGGCGCTTCGAGGTCCAGTATGCAGCTAGCAGCACGGCGCTGTACTTCGGCGCGTATGCCGGATGCCTGATTGACCGTAAGAGCATGGCCTTTGCCTACGGGAAGCTGCATCGCAAGAAGCCAATCCTGGGCTGTATGGTAATCACTGAAGGCTGCCCACAGCTCATCCCGATGCTGATGGATGAAGATGGGCGCTGGGTTGGTCGTAAGAAATAACTGGAGAGATTATGAATAATTTAGATGCTACGCTTACTAAAGTAGGCGAGCCTGTTTGGGATGAAGAGTTCCAGACTTGGCGTGTTCCGGTAGAGTACAACTGTTGGGGAAGTATTAGCAGTACGGAGAAGTGGTTCAAATCCGAGGAGTCTGCTAACGCCTTAAAGGTTGGAGACACTATTATTGTTTAACGCAGGCTCGCCCTGCATCTGCACGTAAATAATACATTAATCACACGAGAGAGCTAATCTATATGACTATTCTTAATAACATCGCTGCACTGGTAAACGAAACCGTAGAAACTCAGGGCGTAGACCATAGCATTACACAACAAGGCGGAGGTAACTTTGAGGACGTGCTGCTGCCGCGCGGTACTTACTATGGTCGCATGGTTGAGTACATTGAGCTTGGCAAGAAGATTCCAATGAACGCTGGTAAGCCTACGGGTAAGCCAGCGGTGCTGAACGTCCGCACAGGCTTCATCATCTACACCCCTGACGGTGGTATCAAGCGTATTAACCCGTTCCCTATGGCTGTGTCCAGCTTCGAGAAAGCTAAGTTCAAGCAGCTGTTCGACAAGATGAACGTAGATGGCACCATGAAGCACTTAGCGCAGGCACTTGGTAAGCCTATGGCGTTCGAGGTGGAGCAGCACACTACTAAGGCTGGCAAGACCTTGAACGTTATTGAGTTCTCCAGTACTCGCCCTCTGCCTAAGTTCGACCCTAACACTGGTGCACCTATCGTACTGCCTGAGCTGGACGAGCAGTTCCTGCGACTGTTCCTGTGGAACAACCCAACTAAAGAAACCTGGGAGAGCCTGTACATTGAGAAGAACAACTTCATCCAAGAGGACATCCTCGCTGCTGTGGACTTCGAAGGCTCCGCGCTTCAGCAACTACTTATGGGCGGTGTTCCATCGCCAGAAGCTCTTGCACCTGCTGGGGCGGGTGTACAAGCGCCTGCGGGACAGCCGAGTGCAAGCGCTCCTGCTAATGCCGCAGCACCAGTGGGAGCACAAGCAGCGCAGGCTCCTGCGGCTCCAGTGGCTCCTGTTGCGCCTGTTGCGCCAGTAGCCCCGCAAGCTCCGGCAGCACCTATCGCTCCTCCGGTAGCCTGAACGCCAGCGCAGTTAGACTTTGAAACCTACCCAATGCAATAGGAGTTACTATGCGAGAGCTAGATAAACGCCCCGAGCCTGCTGTACAACAGTGGGTGGAGGTGTGGGAATACAACGGTAAAGTGTGGTGCAATACGTACCGTCTATCTGGCGGTGTTGAGGAGATGTACGACCCGGTTAAGGACTTATGGCGTGAACCGGATATCAAAGGTGACCGCGTAAAAGGCACCCACTACTACACCGTTTAAATTTAATAGGCCCTGCGGGGCCTCTAAGGATTATGATGACCGCTACTATGATTCAAGAAGCTACCCCAACCATCCAGTTCCAGAACCTATCCTATGAGGTAAGCCGCTTCATTGTGGACCTGTACAATGATACAGAGCCAATGGTTGACGGTATTAAGTCAGACTTAGCGCAGCTAGCTAAGCTGTATGGCGCGGACCTGGCTCTGGTGGAGGAGCAGATGCAACAGCACAACGATATCCCAGCTAAGGCTGAGAAGCTGCTGGAGGACCCGCTGGTGTACCTGCGCATTGTGGGTAGTCTCTCAGCGCACCTTGGGAATATCGCTGCGGTGCTGTATGACCCTGAGCAGGGTCTGGTTGCCGTAGAGGTAATGGGGGAGCTGCTGGGTACGTTGCTGGTCCTACAGGAAGCAGGTTACTAATATGCAGATACGGGGCATCGACTTATCGGGGCTGCCTGAGCAACTGGTTGCCCCTGCTGTATCAGACAAGGTGCTGCTGCTGGACGGGGATTTCATGGTCTACAAAGCAGCAGCCACAGTAAAGCGCCTGGACACAGCAATCCGGCGCTTCTACCAGCTAGTGCTGGAGGAGATGTTCTATGCTAACGTCAAAGAGTGTCTGGTGTATCTTACTCCTTCTAATTGTGCTAAGTGCGGTAGATACCTCTTACCGACTGTACGGCCTTACCAGGCGCAGCGTACTACGCGCCCGGAGCTACCTCTCAAGCAACCGCTGAAACAGCATCTGCTGAGCAATCCTAACGAGTACAGTCAGCACGGTATAGAGGTGCTGGGGAGTTATGAGTATGAAGCTGACGACCTTATCGTTATGGATTCGTATAAGTTCGGAGTTCGGTGCATCGTCAGCAGCGGGGACAAGGACCTCAGACTATCCCCCGCGTCACGTCTGGAGATGCCCACTGGAACTATACTCCCCCCAGTATCTGACAGCTTCGGCTACATCGAGTGGGACGAATCGCACTCATTCCCAATAGTCGGGCAGGGGACAAAGTTCTTCTTCGCGCAGTTACTGGCTGGAGATGCAGCAGACAACATCAAAGGCATCCTCACGCTCAATGGGAAGCCCTGTGGGGCTACGAAAGCCTTCGAGGTAATCAACCCTATTGTCTCAGCAGAGGAAGCCGCAGAGCGCGTTCTAGGAGCTTACGCAGCCATAGGGCAGGATGTACTGGCAGAAGCAGAAGCACTCTGGCTGAGAAGGCATGAACAGGATTCAGCGTATGAGTACCTAATGTCTTTGGTAACTACTCCAGAATACAGGAGCTGGTTAACCCAGCTCAGGGATTATCATAAGCAGTACCGAACCTATATTCTGGAGCAAAGCAATGAAGAAACAATCAATGAAGCAGATGCGCCTTAAGGCCTGGGAGTTATTCTATGCAGACGAATTCACTAAGCTGGAACTGCTTATGCTTGATATGGCAGAGCAGTACCCAGAGCAGCATCGAGAGCTTACTAAAGCTATGGCTGCTGCGATTCACGAGCAGCATGACCTGGATTGCTTAGAGGAGATTGGGCTATGAGCACCGTTACCAAAGAACGCATTGCAAACCTCCTCCAGTTCAATTCTGAAGGTAGTGATTGTCAGGCCAATGCAGAGCAGTGGGAAGTTCACGAGCTGGCGCGTATCGCGCTGGCATCGCTCGAAGCGGAGCCTGTGATTACCGTCGGCGATGATGGTGGTGATGCGCTTGCTTATCGCCGTCTTATTCAAACGTTCGCACCAGGAACGAAGCTATACACCGCCCCGCCAGCGCCAGCCAATGCCGAACCCGTAGCATGGTTATGGTCACACAGGCAGCACCTGAGCGTAGTTACGCTTGTTCGCCCTGAAGATGATGAGCAAGCAGAAGGTGCTCACTGGTCAGGGTGGAGTTGTCAGGCGCTTTATGCAGCACCGCCAGCGCCGGAGGTCAAATGAGTGATTGTATTGACCACGGCTGCAAAGGCTACGGGCTGGGGTATGCTACTGCGCGTCTGAAAGTAGACGGGGTTGTAGTGAATACGACCAAGCATCGTATCGTATTTTATAAACAGCACGGGTTCTTCCCAGAGGTAGTCGAGCATACCTGTAACAATGCTAGGTGTATTAACATAGAACACTTACAGGCGGGGACACACAAGAGCAATGCGGCGTATAAGCATGCATGTGGACGCGGCAACGTCGAAGCCTCGAAGCGTGTAGGTTCAGACAATGGCAGAGCTAAACTGGACGCGGGTATGGTTCGGTACTTGCGGCAAATGCACATCCCCAATGACAGAGATTGGGGAGCATCCGCCATTTCTAAACGGTTAGGTATGGGCGTGTCCTGCATCCACCGAATGCTCACGGGGGTTTCATGGTCTCACGTAAAATAACTCGCGGGCAGGTGCGTGCAGTTACTATGAAGTTGTTAAAGGAGCAGGGCGGGTTATGCCCTGTATGTGCCAAGCCTATAAGCCTAGCCCAGAGAAGTACCTCCGGAGACGGCCCCGCGCTTGACCACGACCACCGCACCGGGCATATTCGAGGCGTGCTGCATCGCTCCTGTAATGGGGGTATTGGCAAGGCTGAGTCTATCGTAGGGCGCTGGATTACAGGCTCTATGCAGGACGAGCAGGCTATAATCCAGGATATGCAGCGCATGGTTAACTACCTGCTACAACCAAACACTGACCTTATCTATTACTCGCACAAGACCGAGGAAGAAGCTAAGGCAGCACAGAACGCTAAGCGCCGCAGGGTGCGAGCACAACGTAAGGCTAGAGAGGTGATTAAGAATGGATAACAGTGTATGTGCTACATGTTTAGGTACTGGGTGCGAATACTGCAACCCCATCGCTGGCCGCGCAAAAGCAGCAGCCCCAGACCCAGTGAACCAGCCGCAGCACTACGCCTCCGGCGAGATTGAGTGCATCGACGCTATCCGGGCTAGTATGACCAAGGAAGCGTTCTGCGGTTACTTGAAGGGTTGTGCACAGAAATACTTATGGCGCTACGAGAAGAAGATTAACCCTGTAGAGGATATCAAGAAGGCTCGCTGGTACTCTGAGCGCTTGATTAAGGAGCTTGAGGATGCCTAAGATTGCCGCAGTGATTGAGCTTGATACGGATAACCTGGACGATGCAGAGGAGTTCATGCAGAACCTTCTGCACGTTGGATACCTTGAGGGTGTCGTTACTAAGGACATCGACTTCTACTTGATTGAGCACTCAGAGAGTGCCGGGGAGACTTTGCATTAAGGACGAACAGGAACCTTTAGTACCTAGTGCATGGTGCAGACAGCGTTACGAGGAAGCGCTGGAGCGCGGTGACGCTGCATCTGCACAGGCTTATTTGAGTATGCACGAGCTTTGGGTAAGACGCGAACAGGAAACTAAGAAAGGTGATTAGCATGACAGGTAAATGCGGAGCAGATTGTACTAACCGTTGCAGCATCGGGGCTTGCCCTAAAGCGGAGCCTAAGGATGAGTTTGATGGATTCATCCTGGACTTCGATGAAGAAGCTGTAGCAAAGCGTAATGCTGAGCGTGAGCAGGCTCAAACAGAGAGCGCCTACAAGCTCAGCGATGACGGTACGTGCGACGGTTGTACTATTTAGTAGCACTTAGGATTAACCTCAGAAACGTCACGATTAACGTAGAGGGCAGCGAATTGAAATTAGAAACCTTAGAAGAACGCACAGAACGTCAGCTCCAGCTTGAGCAGCAGTACCGTACACGCAGCTTAGAGCGCAGCAAGAGCCTGGTGCAGAAAGCTCTGGACTCTGGTAGCCTCAGCACCCTGCCACCAGTGCAGCGCATGATTGCTGCCGCGTACGACACTGTATGCGCAGGCATCAACAGCACTAAGCAGGAGAAGACTGCTGGTGTAGGCGCTAAGTACCGCGCGTTCCTGCGCTTAATTCCTACGGATGTACTGGCTGTGCTGGCGCTGACAAAGTGCTTCGATTCGCTATTCTCTAACGTAGGCACTAACAGTGCCAGCTCGGCACAGGCTGTACTGTCCGGCTTAGGCCGTCAGGTTCAGGCTGAGCTACTGGCTGTGCAGCTTCAGGCTGTAGCCCCAGCGTACATGAACCGGGTGCATGAGTACCTGAAGGAGCGCAACACCACCAGCCCATCGCACATCCTCAAGACCCTGCGTGCTTCTGCTGAGAACGTGCATTACCAGCACGAGCCTTGGTCGAACTCGCAGTGCATCTCCGTGGGTAAGCTCTTGATGCAGGCAGTGTGGGATACAGGGCTGTTCGTATGGAGCAAGCGCGACCGCACGCAGTTGCAGTACCTAACCCCAGCTCCGGCGCTGGAGCAGGTCCTGTCTGAGCTGGTAGAGCACGCTGATACAGTGCAGCTGAAGCCACCGATGCTTATCCCGCCGCAGCCGCACGATACTATGTTCTCTGGCGGATACCTTACGGACATTGATAGACGCGGTACTTACAGCAACTCCCAGATTCAGCGCAGTATGAAGCGCGAAGTAGCTGAGGCGTTCAAGCAAGCACCGGAGCTTCGGAGCGCTCTGAACCGTGCTCAGGAGGTTCCTTACCGCATTAACAAGACCATGCTGAGGCTGGTGCAGCAGGCCCGCGCCCTTGGCGTAAGCACAGGTATGCCCAGCAGCAACCCAGCACCTAAACCAGAGTGGCGCTTGGATGGTGTACCGAAGGAAGAGTACACCGAGCGCGAGCTTGAGGAGTTCCAGGAGTGGAAAATGCATATGCGCCAGTGGTACGCGGATGAGCGTACTCGCGTAGGGCAGCTGCGTGCTCTGGTTACAACCGTAAGTATGTGCGAGGAGTTCAAAGATGAAACAGAGCTGTACTTCCCGACTTGTGTGGATTGGCGATACCGCCTGTACTTCAAGTCCAGCCTGCACCCCCAAGGTTCTGATTTGCAGAAAGCTCTGCTTGAATTCGGTCGCGGCAAGCCGCTTGGGGAGCGTGGGCTGTTCTGGCTTAAGGTGCATGTCGCCACTTGCTTTGGTTATGACAAAGCCTTATTCGAAGACCGTGCAGCTTGGGCTGATGCGAACTATGACGCAATTAGACGCCTGGTATCTGACCCATTTAATTCGGACGCTTTTAAACAGGCGGATAGCCCGTGGTGCTTCCTGGCAGCAGCAATCGACCTTGTTAATGCACTTAGCTCTGTGGAGCCGACAGAGTATGTATCGCACGTACCGGTCGCTATGGACGCTACAAACTCAGGCTCTCAACATTACAGCGCAATGCTCCGGGACCCAATCGGCGGGCGATTAACGAACCTGTTCTGGGAAGGTAACGCAGAGAAAGCGGATATGTACATGGACGTGAAGGAGCGTACGGACTCTAAGGTAATCATGGACCTCACTGACCCAGAGCACGTAGTGCAGGCTACGTACTGGAGAGAGAACCAGATTACTCGGAGTATGACCAAGCGCCCCTGCATGACCTACGTGTACTCCGCTACTGTACGTAGCTGCTCTGAGTACATCCTTCTGGGTGCTAAGGACGAGGGGTATGAACCCACTGAGGAGTACAGCCTGTTTAAGCTCGCGGGGTACTTAGCTCCGCGTATGCGTGCTGCTGTAGAAGAGGCTAACCCTGCGGCTGCTGAGGCTATGCGCTTTGCTCAGCAGATTACGGGACGTGTACCGACTAAGCGGCACTTGCAGTGGAAGACTCCGCTGGGGGGTCTGGTAATTAACCGATACACGGAGTCAGATGAATGCCGGGTTAAAGTTCAGAGTATGAACCTGACGTACCTGCTCAGTTACAACCGTAACTATGAGCAGAACAATCGCCGTAAGGCTAAGTCTGGTATAGCTCCGAACTTCGTGCATTCACTGGATAGTACGCACCTGATGATGGTACTGAACGCCTTCGACGGTGATATCCTACCTATCCACGACTCTCTGGCTACGCATGCCTGTGATGTCGATGCAATGCACAAAGTAATCCGGGAGCAGTTCCTGAAGCTGTACACCGAGCACGACCCACTGCAAACGCTGGCTGACGCAGCGGTGGAGTGTGGTGCTGACCTGGAAGGTTTAGATATGCCTGAGAAAGGTACTCTGGACTTGACGCAAGTACTTGAATCACCTTTCTTTTTCTGCTAGCAGTTTCATATGAAAGGGTTTTAGCGGTAGATGATTGACGTATAGAAGAAGACAGATAAGGCGTAAAGCCAATAGGTACTAAGATACCTCAAATAATAAACAGTCTCAGGTAAGCAGTAAGGGCATAAGATAGCGGTTGGGCTAGCGCAACGCAGTGTATCCAGTTACGGGGATGCTGCGCCATGCTACGCCTGTATCCGCTTGGGGAACCCTAAGCAAGCGCCTGGGTAGTCACCTTCTTCCGTCTTGCCTGAGTATTGCTAGCAACAAGGTGCAGTGGTAACTACACGGCCTTGTATGCGGTGCTCAGCTAAGATGCGCTAAGACCCTTTCGAACAAAACATAAACACTAGAGGTTGCACGTATAGAACAAGGGGCAAGCAAAGCATGAGCCAAACAAAGAAAACACTGTATAATACTAGACTCTATAACTGGAGTAACTCTAGTGATTATATAATTAGTTTAGCTAAGGAGTTCCATATCTATGGTATAGGTATGAAACTAGGTATGCCCGAGGAAGAGCACTTCCAGAAGGTAGTGCAGGAACTACAGGGTGATTCTGTATTAGTTGTATTCAGCGAGGATGTACCTGTAGGTGTAGTTTCTCTTGACCCTATACTGTTCCAGAACAGCCACTACCCGGGTAAGGCTATGCTTACGGGATTTATAGTGGTCGAGCCTGGCTACACCAAAGCTGGGGCTGTGCTAATGCGCGACGCTAAACGCATCGCTAAAGAGAACGGTGCGGATTGGCTTATCGTGACTCGCGCTGTAAACGACACGGATTATCTTCAAAGAGGGTGGGAGTTATAATGGGAAGCCTCAAAAAAGGTTTAAGCTCTATCACTGACATGGTAGGGTTAACGGATACAGCATCTCTGGAAGCACAGCAGAAGCAGTATGAGGAGCAGCAGAAGCAGCTTGCAGCGCAAGCACAGTTAGACGCGGATACCTCAGCAGAGAATATCAACACAGTAGACTCAGGCGGTGCAGCGCAGGCTTCGGCTAGCGATATCACTGCATCACAGAAAAAGCGTCGTGCGGGGGCGGTATCCACAGCGCTCGGCATTTAAGGAGCTAAGATGCGTGGAACCAAAGAACCTTTAGCAGGGCTGTTCACGAAGTTACAGGACAGCTCTACTCTTACCGCAGCAGAACAGTTCGCGAAATGGTCGCTCCCGACAGTATTCACCAAGGACTTGTCCGGTATGGACGGTAAGCGCTCGGCGCTGCACCGGGACTACCAGAGCCTCGGAGCTATCCTGATTAACACCGCCAGTACCAAGGTGGTTAAATCGCTGTTCCCTCAAGGAGCACCGTTCTTCCGCTTCGTAGACAGTGATGAGCTGGCTGGCGTAGTTGGTGAGCTTGGTATCCAGGGGGAAGTACCAAGTGTACAGGCAGAGATTGAGCTGGCTGCGTCGGCACAAGTCTACAAGGACGAAGAGTACGCTGCGAAGCTGCACGCTACGAAGCTGCTGATGGTTACAGGGAATGCCCTGGAGTACAGGGATAAGCAGCGTCAGCGCTCTCATATCTACAGCATCCGAGACTATGCGGTTAAGCGTAATGGCTCTGGCGATGTAATGCTGATCGTCCTAAAGGAGCGTATCTGCGTTGGTGATTTACCTGATGAGTACCGCATCCAGTACGACAACAAAGCTGACTATGAGGACCTGGAACTCTATACGGGTGTATGCCGTGAGGTGCGGGAAGGTGGTGCAGTAGTCTACAAGGTGTACCAGGAGGTTGATAATAAACCTGTTGGGGAACCTAGTTACTATCCGGAGAAGCAGTGTCCTTACACAGTGCTGGTCTGGAACCGCGTTAACTCTGAGCACTACGGGCGTGGTCTGGTTGAGGACTATGCTGGGGAGTTCGCTAAGCTCTCTGAGCTGAGTAAAGCCCTGACGCTGTATGAAGTCGAAGCTATGCGCTTTGTGAACATGTCCAACTCTGCATCCGGTGTAGACATTGACGCGTTCAACGATGCTGCTGTAGGCGACATCATCCAGACCAATGCCCCAGCCGGTACTACTGGGCCTGGTATATGGGCCTACGAAGGCGGTGTCTACCAGAAGATTCAGGTCATGCAGGCTGAGATTGCCAGCATTGAGCAGCGTCTTGCCAGAGCGTTCATGTACGGAGGCAACACCAGGGATGCAGAGCGTGTCACGGCGTACGAGATTCGTCAGAATGCTCAGGAGGCACAGGAGGCTCTGGGGGATGCGTACAGTCAGCTAAGCAGCGTATGGCTTACTAAGCTGGCGTACCTGTACTGCCTGGAGCTGTACCCGCAGATGCAGCCGCTGTTGGACCTGCAAGCTATGACGCTGAACGTTGTAGTAGGTACAGCAGCTCTGGCTAAAGCAGCTCAGAATGACCGCTTACTGGAAGCTACACAGTCCCTGCAGTTGATTGCACCAGTGCTCTCGCAGCTTACTAAGCGCACTAACATGGATGCCTTGATTGATACGGTGTTTGATAGCTTCGGCATCAACAGCAGCAAGTTCTTCTACACGGAAGAGCAGTTGAAGCAATTGCAGGAGCAAGAGGATACACGAGCAGCTCAAGCAGCGCAGCAGCAGCAACAGGCGCTCCAGGCAGCAGACCCTAACCAAGCGGCTCAGCAACTAGGCTTAATCGCATAATAGAACGAGGTTAATGTGACAGACACTACTACCGCCGCAGCAGCGGCACCAGAGACAACGGTACTAGAGAACGTAGGCGGCCCTAAGATTCCTGGCGGCCCCGGTCCTAAAGCCCCGAACATGCAGGGCGTACCGCAGGAACAAGCAGCTACGGCAGCAGCCCCAGCACCGGGTGCCGAGCCCCCCGCCTTTGATGTGGAGGCGTTAGCTGCGGCTCTGGCTAAGCACGGTAAAGATGCCGCAGCACCTCGAGCTGAAGCAGCAACAGAACTCGCAGAAACAGGGAACCCGGCTATCGACGCTGGTATCGCCATGTTGAAGCAGGTGTCAAAGCTCAATGATGCGGACATGGTTCGCGCTATTGGGAAAGCAGTGGAGTATAACGACCCGAATCTCATTGACTCGGCCTTCATCAAAGAGCGCTTTGGTGAGCATGCACAGTACGCTGAGCTGCTTGCAAAGGCATACCTCGATGATCAGATAGGCCAGGCTCGGCGGGCGGTTACAGCGGCATATGACCTCGTAGGCGGCAAGGAGAACTGGGAGACAGCATCGCAACTGTTCAACGCGAAAGCGCCTGAGCATGTACGTAATGCTGCCCGTGCCCTCGCCAACTCCGGGGACGTAGCTGGCGCTGCTAAACTGGTTGTTGAGACTGTACAAGGTCTGGGTTTAATCGCTAAGGAAGCTGGTATCCTCAAGGGGGGCGCTGCTCTGGACGGTGCATTGTCCGCAGCAGACTTCTCTAAAGAATACCAGGCACTTCGCAAAGAGGCAGGGAATCGTAGCTTAGAATCTCCTAAGTTCTCCCAGCGCTATCAGAATCTGTTATCACGCCGTCAAGCTGGAAAGGCTAAAGGCATCTAAACTTAATACTAAGGATATAAATTATGGCGAATACCGCTTACACTGGCAACCTGACTCGTCCACACTGGGGCGGAGCTGCCTCTGACTCAGATATCCATCTTGAGGTCTACCAGAACGAGGTCGATACACGTTTCCAGTATCAGGCCATCTTCCTGGGTCTGTCTACCCAGCGCTCTACCGCTGACCGCTCTAACACGTACCGTATTGACCGACTGAACACCAGCACCGTCAAGGGCCGTACCTCTGGCGTAGCGCTGGACCCGACCCCAGTACGTAACGACAAGATGATTATTGTTGTCGATACCGTGCTGTACATTCGTAACCCTATCGACTACCAGGACGATTGGACTGCGCCGGACTTCCTGACCGAAATGGGTCAGAACAACGGCTCTGAGTTCGCAGAGACCTTCGACCAGGCGCACCTGATTCAGCTCATCAAGGGCCGTTCTTGGGTTGCCCCTGCGCACCTTAAGCCTGCGTTCAACGACGGTATCGAAATCCCAGTGACTGTAGATGCTAGTCCAGCCTCTCAGGCGGAGCGCGAAGCTAACGCAGAGGCTATCAACCTCGCGCATAAAGCTGGTATTGATGAGCTGATTAAGCGTAAGGTTCCGCTGATGGATATGGTTACTCTGGTTGACGTAGACACCTACTCTATGCTGCTGGAGCATCCGAAACTGTTCGACCGTGAGTTCGGTATGACCAACGATGACGGTTACAAGAACCGCCGCGTAGTTAAAATGAATGGCGTGCCTGTTGTTGAGTGCACGGAGTTCCCCACTACTGCTGGGGCGCACCCACTGGGTTCTGCGTTTACTGTTACCGCAGACGACGCTAACTGCCGTATGGTTACGTTCAGCAAGTCTAAGACCCTGGTAACTGTCGAAGCTAAGCCATTCACCTCCCGTATCTGGGATGATGAGCTGAACTTCGCGAACGTACTGGACTGTTACGCTATGTACACCGTTGGTGAGCGTCGTCCTGATACTGCCGCTGTAGTTAAATTCACCTTCTCTTAATAGGGGGCTTGTATGGCTGTATTAGCCAGCTTCTCCTCTAAGCCGGGTTCTACTAAGGATGCAGCGCTGCGTGCGCTGCGTCAGCTCCCAGAGGCAATTAAGAAGTTGCCAAAGGATGCTGGTGCAAGCGCAGTACTCTCCACTGTAGAAGAGGCTTTGAGTAAAGCTATGGGCGCAGAGCTTGCGCCAGTTCAAAAGAAAGCTAAGAAGGCTGCTAAAGCCTCAGAATAAACCCGGGCCCCGTGCTTCCTTAACTGGAGGTGCGGGGCTTTTTTCGTTTCTGGGCCTCGGAGACTACAACAGGTAAGAGCATTGACTACACCAGATAAATCCTCGGATGTAATGGTAAAACCATGCAGTGCTCTTTCCGTTGTGGTGCATACGCAACGTTGTTAAATGGTTCAGGGGTGCAATCTTGTTCAAAGAGGCAAGACACTGTTGGTCCCTGGTAATAGGTCCCCCGGAATGCGGGGAGTAGTAAAGTAACTTCCAGCCACAACCCTTTTAATCAAACAGGAGATGCCCTAATGAGGGAGATTGATGCTGTAAACGTCACTATCGAAGCCCTCGGGGAATCTCGTATAGTTGATATCAATACGAGTAACCCCACCGCTGGGCTTGCCCGTGCGGCCCTGAGCCGTACCCGTAAGGGCTCTATTGCCACTGGTTTCTGGTTCAACACTATATTCCGGGAAGCTACCCCAGTGCCCCCGGCTAATCAGATTAAAGTACCCTGGCCTCAGCTAAGTATCTACGATACCTGCACGAACGAGAAGTACGGGGAGCGGGATGGCGTGCTTTACAACCTCGTAGAGCAGACTAAAGTATTTACGGACACCGTGCATTTAAAGGTTACTCTGGATATTGAGTTCGAGGACTTACCAGAGCACTGCGCTATGTGGGTAGCATACGCTACCGCAGCAGAAGTGTACCTGAACGACTTAGGCGCTGATGGGAACTACCAGCAGCTACTTGCTAAGGCTGCCGAGTATGAGTCCCTGAACTATCGTGAGCACCTGCGTAATCAGAAGTACAGCACTGCTCGTACCCGTACAGCCGGGCGCATCGCCTACGGCTTCCGCATTTAATTAGGAGATACACCCTTGGCGAAAACCTTCGAAGGTGTTATGCCCAGTTTGCTACAGGGCGTATCCCAACAGATTCCAAGAGAGCGTCAACCTGGGCAACTGGGGGCGCAGCAGAACCTGCTCAGTGACCCTGTTACTGGGTTGCGCCGTAGGCCTGGAGCACGCTACGTTAACACTCTGAGTATGCAGGCTCCTGCCGGGGACGATTATCTGTTCACGGCTTATATTGAGCGTGGTACTGATGGGCGACACCTGCTCATCAACACGGAAACCGGGGCCTGGCGTTTATACAGTAAAGATGGTTTAACCGCTAAGAACACAGGTCAGAGCAACTACTTTATAGCTAGTGCAGGCGCAACCAGTATTCAAACTGCTAGTATTAACGGCCTGACTTATATTCTCAACACTGAGAAGGCCCCTAGTACTAGTGTAGATAATACAGGCAAGATAAATCCAACAACCACGGGCTTCTTCCGAGTAAATACTGTAGCCTTCGGTAAGTCCTGGTCTGTCAAGGTATCGTGGACCGGGGGTAGCGCCACCGCTCAATATGATGTTCCTGTATCTGGTAGTGCTAGTGATGCTGCTGCAGATACAGTTATAGGTCGTCTGGTTAACGGGGGTGCTAACACCACGGGGAGTTTAAGCGCGGGGATTACTGCCGCAGGGGGTACTGTTGTATATGATGGCGCAGCCCTCTTTGTTTATGGACTCCCTAATGTAGCAGTAACCTCTAGCTCCGGGAGTACTTACGGGACTGCCTCTAATCAGATGCGGGTATCTCAGGAGTCAGACCTGCCTGCGGCGCTCCCCGGTGCAGCTGACGGTTGTATGTGCGCAGTAGGGCAAGCAGGTTCAGACGCTACGTGGTATCAGTATGATTACCCTAATCGCACCTGGAACGAGGTAGGCGCTTATGGTAGCATCAGCAGCATTACGAACATGCCACTGGAGCTGGCGGCCGATGATAACATTATTGTACGGGCATTTGAGGGTCGCTTAGCTGGCGATGATGATACCAATAAGGACCCAGCTTTCGTAGAGAACGGGTACATCACAGGTATCTGCGCATTCCAGGGACGTTTAGTTCTGCTATCCGGGGCTAGTGTATGCATGAGCGCCAGCGGGTTGTATCAACGCTTCTACCGCAGTACAGTAACATCCTTGCTGGATACAGACCGTATTGATATTGCGTCTGCGTCGGCTCAGGACTCTGTGTTCCGTACAGCCGCACAGTTCAACCGGGACTTGGTTATCTTCGGGGATAGTATGCAGGCGGTTATTCCAGGAGGGGCTGCGCTTACTCCTACTAACGCAAGCGTAACCCTAACCTCAGAGTTTAGCTGCGATAGCCGGGTACAGCCTGTTGTAACAGGTCAGACCCTGCTATATCCTAACAGACGCAACAACTCCTACGCGGGCATCCTGGAGTTTATACCATCTGCGTATACATCCTCACAGTACGTATCACAGGATGCTACGGTGCACTTGCCGCGTTACATCCCAGGTAGGATTATGCGTATGCACGTATCCTCAGTTACCAACACAGCTTTTATCCGGGCATCCGGGGAGCGCGGGACTTTGTTGGTGTACGACTTTATGTGGGGTGCCGACAACCAGAAGGCACAGGCGGCTTACCATAAATGGACACTCCCTCGCAATATCCTGAACATGCACTCAGTATCAGAGATTATGTATGTGTTCGTGCGGGAGCCTAGTGGGCTTGTTCAGATACTGAGTATTGACCCACGCGAGGGATTCGTGGCTGGCGGTGTTTACGATTACCCGTACCTGGATATTCTGCGTACTGTTACAGTAGTCTCTGGGCAGTTCTACCTGCCGAATGAGTTACGGTCTCCTGGTATTTCGCTGGACAATATAGCGTTGGCTTATACTGAGGGTAGTACTGCAGCGGGGTCTGAGCTGGGCTTAGCCAGCATGGACAGCTCGTACCTGGTTAAGACTGTGCGCGGGGTTCCTGACGGTACGTACTACATAGGACAGCGTTTCCTCTCTACGGTAACACTAACCCCACCTATGCTGAAGGACCAGAATGACCAGTTGGTAGGTTCAGGACATGTACGCCTACTGCGTCTGGATACGGCAATCCGTAATAGTGGGGTGTTTGACGTGCGCATACAAGATACTACACGGGATATAGATGCCGCTGACACAAAGTCTGGGGTGCTGATGAACTCTAAAGAACTGGCCCCCGGGCTTCCGCTCAAGGCAGATTTAGGGAACATTATAATCCCGTGCCGTACTAACTCCGATACAACTGATGTAACCCTGAGTACATCAGGTACACAAGAAATGAACGTGCTGGATGTATCTTACATCCTGCGCTACAATCAACGCAGACAGAGGGTGTAGCATGTGGGGTTATGTTGCTGCTGTAGCAGGTAAAGCTCTGCTGGGTGCCTTTGATGCCGGGACTCAGCAGAAGGCTGCTATGAGTCAGAACAAGGCTGCTATGACGCAGCTAGCTAAAGGCATTACACAGATTAACCTGCAACGCACTGCATCACGCCAGCGTACTGCACAGGCCCTGTATAACACGCAGCTCCAGTCCGAGCAGGCTCAATCCCAGATTGGGCTGCAAGCTGCGGCTTCTGGTACTATAGGGGCATCCGTACAGGATGCCGTTAGTACTGTGAACGTACAGTCGGATAGACAGGAAGCTAGTATCTGGCAGCAGCAGATGCAGCAGGAAGAATCTTTTAGATTACAATCAGAGAAGGCTATCGATAGCACTAAGTCCAGTATGGTGTGGCAGAGCGGTGAGGATATGCTGTTCAATAACATGCTCAGCCTGTTCGGTAGCGAAGTAGGTAGCGTAGCTGCCAAGTACCTGGCTGAGGACGAAGACCCAAACAGCACTACCTCAGATAAGAACAGCCCGGACAGTAAGAGCTTCGGGTATGACCTGTGGGGTAGCAAAGGCGAGCAAGTGCTCAATTCCTGGAAGAGTTATTTAGGGGGCTAACATGCCGATTAACCAGAACCCGCAGCGACAGGGTTTGAATATTGGTGCCGCGCAGCTTCAGTCTAGCGACGCCAATTTCATGGTGGGTACTGGACCTATTCAGGCTGACCAGTCTAGTACAGCACGCCGTCAGGCTATCCAGAAGTTCCTCGGGGACTTCGGCGTAGGGTTCAAGCAAGAACTAGAAGTACAAGGCGCTAAGGCCGCCGTGCGCGGCGCTATGGATGCACAGAATACCCTGGATGCTGCCGCTGGTATGAGCGAGCAGGTAGCTAAACAGAAGCTGCTACTGCGTGAATACTACCAGGATGGGTACGTACAGGCTGCTGCAGGTGGTGAGCTTGCGCAGTGGAAGACGGACTCCCTGGCCCGCGCTAAGAGTGCTGCTGAGTCTGGTATGTCAGACCAGGAGTTCCAGCAGCAGGAGCAGAAGTACGTACAGCAGATGCAAGACAAGCTCGGGCAGTATCTCCCGCATATGGAGAAGCAGTCCGCTGTTGCTACGCTGAAGCAGCTTCAGATTACTAGCGCAGGTAACTACGCAGCCTTCCAGAAAGGGCGCGCACAGTTCGCTGTAGTCCAGGCTGACCGTGCCTTGGATAAGAACCTGAGTGCTAGCTCTGATGAGTTCTATGCTCGTATTGAGCAGGGGCAAGCAGGGGCTGCTGAAGGCGCTGTGATGGGCGGTATGGAAGCTATCCTGGGTGCTGCGCACCTGGACAAAGATAAGAAACTGGACCGTGCTAAGAACTACTTGGTCAGCATTGCCCAGAACACCACAGACCCTATGCTCATTGACAAGCTACAGCAACTTGCTACACGGGAGCTGGGCGTTAACGCGGTTGAGGTTAATAAGGCTCTGTACTCCGAGTTTAAGCGCGCAGGTTCCCAGCTTGAATCTGAAGTCCGCTTTAATATCTCAGACCAGTTGCAGACTCTGCAAAATGCTTCCCCGGAGGAGCAGGAGCAGGGTATGCAGAGTATTCGTGCAGAACTAATTAAGTACGGGCAGATGGATGTGCTCAGCCCAGGTACTCAGATGGAAATCTGGGATAGTGCCAATAAGTTGCGTGAGCAGGCGTCTGCTAAGTACGCACTAGAGAATGTAATCTCTAGCAATGCGCCTACTACGGTACTGGCGGGTATGTTCGGCGGGGATGTTGACAAGGCGCGTAATCAGGTGCTGGGGAAGTTCCCTGACACTGCTCAGGGTAACGTACTGCTAGCGCAGTATGGTGCGTCCAGTAAGGACCCTTGGGCTATTCAGACTGCGCAGTCCCGTATGTCTAAGAACTTGTCTAACACCTTAGCTAGTCTGGACCAGCTTGGAGAGGATGGGCAAATCTCCACAGAGAACCAAGCCACCATCGCTACGTGGGTGCAGATGTACCAACAGAGTACGGACGTAGGTAAGATGGCACTGCTGGATTCTGTACCTGGGGATTGGAAGGGCGTAGTACAGCGTGCGGCTTCTCAGGGACCTAGTAATGCCAGTAACATCATGCTGGATGATATCCGTAGACTATCTCAGAACAAGGCGTCGGGACGCTACAACAACCTAGCAGTGAATCCTACCGAGGATATGCTGGATGCTAAGGGTACTGCGAACTGGTTCAGCTTCGGAGACACTGCGGATATGCAGCGTCAGGAAGGTCGTGCCGCTATGGAGGCGGAGTACCGCTACCTGTATCGCACTAACCCAGAGGCGCTGGTAGGTAAGAGCGCTGAGGACATCAGTACCATGCTAGCCGGGAACATCCAGGCGCGCAAGCTAGAGATTGACGTAGCAGGTAAGCCTCGGCATGTGTATCTACCAGCAGGCTCCTCTATGAAGGACCTCATGGGTAGTTATCAGGGCGACACGCAGCAGTACACCACTGCGTTGCAGCAGACTGTGCAAGGTGCTGTAGATGGTGTAGTTGATCCCAGCAAGGTGCAGAAGGTTATCATTCAGGCAGGTACAGCGGGCTCTCGTGGGCAGAACCTTACAGCCACTGTAATCGATACTGACGGGCTTATGCATAACGTTAGCATCAATAACGCACAGGTACAGGAGCTGGCTCAGGAAGGGTATGACAAGGCTCTAGCTGGCGGTGTCAAGATTGGTAGTACTGCTGTAGGCTCTAGACCAGCAACCTTCTATGACCATGACAATGGGCGCACTGTGCAGATGAACGTGGATGGGAAGAACACTATTGGTGTAGACCCGAACCTGTTCTCTGAGATTACAGCTAATACTATGCAGTTCGAAGGGTACAGAGCTAAGAAGGGCAATGGCAGCGTAGGCTTTGGCCTGCATGACAAGTCCGGTATGCCTGTTCCTAAAGAGCTTACGCCAGCCTGGGCTGTGTCAGTGCTGAAGACCAGCATGGAGAAGCAGTACCTTCCGGCTGTGCAGAAGCAGCTTAAGTCTAACGCTTTACCAGCAACAGACGAAGCCATGAAGGTTATGTTTGACCTGAATTATCATGGTGGTAACGGTAGTTCTGCTCCCGTAGCAGAAGCAGTAGCGCAGGTTCGTAAGGCGCAGAAGCAACCTGTAGGGGCTTACCAGTACCCGGTCTCCGAAGCCGAAGGTAAGGCCTGGCAGACTCTGCGTGCACAACCAGCGTACAAGCAGGCGCAGCCATCACGTAAGAAGTACTTGGAAGAGAACTTCCGCAGTTGGCTGTACGGAACCCGCTTCTAACGGAGGTGGTCCATATCTTGGCTGCTAGGAACTAGACTAGTTTAATTAAAGCAAGGGGCTTCGGCCCCTGCTCTTATCACAATTCTTTTGAGGGAATACAATGGCTCAGTTCTTGAATCCAGAAGCTAATCCACAAGAAAAGGATTCTGCTAAGAGCGTAGCACCAGTACAGGCACCAGAGAAGCTGGACTGGAACAGTGCTACGGACATGGGAGTGAACGCCTTAGAGCGTGCCACTATTCAGGCATCAGGCAAGACCCCTGCTGTTACAGCGGGCGAGAGTTTCGCTGCGGGGATGGGTAATAGCATCATCGCTGCGGCTATCCGTAAAGCTGATGCGCCGAACTTCGAGACAGACTACAACTGGGATGCTCGTAAGGTTATGCCGCAGGACCAGAGTATGCGTCTGCTTGCGCCTAATCAGGACGAGATTGAGTATCTGCATGACTCTGTGAGTCAGGATGATTATCAGTACCGTATAGAGCAAATGCTAGAACAACGACAGAGGGACCAGGAAGTTTCCAAGAATATGCTAGCCGGGATAACTGGTAGCGTGCTGGGAGATGCTCCTATCATCATGGCACCTTTTGCGGCTGCTGGTATAGCTGGGCGTACTGGATTAGCAGTTCGTACAGCGTTGCGTGCGGCGGACGTAGGTTCTGCTGTATACGCATCTGACCAGCTAGGGCAAAGCAAGGGGGTGGCAGCCTTAATTGCAGGCATCTCCGGCGTAGACCAACTTTGGGACATGGCACGCGTAGCTAAGGCTGTGGGGCGTGCAGAAGCCGCATCTGGACGTGCAGGAAGGTTCGACCCGGATGCTCCTACTATTCGTACTGCCAGGGATTCCGAGTTTGTAGGGCCTGTAGATAATTTGAGTACACGCCCGCTATCGGAACCTATCCCAGTCCGTAAAGGGCAACAGGCTAAGGTGGTTGTACGTGCTGTAGATGTTAAACAGCACTTAGCTGCTAGTGCACATCTTAACGAAGGCCAGAAAATGCTCCTGCGTACTCTAGACGGTGTTGCAGATGATATGCCTGTGCATTTAGTTGGTGATACGAACCTGCGTAGCTCCTACTGGAAGATGCCGGACTCCGCTAGTGATTATATTAGCTTACGGGCAGGGGTTACTTCTAAAGGTAAGACCTGGGCTACTGTAGGGGATGCCTTAAACAGTATGGACTCTAGCACCGCTAAAATAGCTTTGCACGAGCTTGTGCATGCAGCTACAGTGCGCAGCCTCAGCAGCACTGTGCCGGAAGCGGTCGCTGCACGAGCTAGTTTAGAGGATTTATCTAAGGGTCTACTGGCCCGTACTGATATCCCAAGGAACCTACGTTACTATGCTAACTCTCCGGAGGAGATGCTGGCAGGGTTAGCGGATAGTTCAGACTGGGTTAAGTATCTGGATGGTATTAAGGTCGGAGATGTCTCTGTACTGCGCCGTATCGGAGAGGCTGTACTTAAAGCCTTCGGATTCAAATCCCAAGACACGGCATTAGCTAAGGTGCTGGACGCTTATGAGAGTGTAGTTAAAGTGTCTGCTGAGGATGCAGCTAACCCCATGTTTAAAAGCGGGGCTATGTCCAGCTTCAGCGAGGGTATACGCTTCAATGCCCCGGCTGCTAACCAGACCTTACTGGATAATGTCAAGCGCGGCTTCCGTACTAACTTCGCACTGTACGACAACATCGCGCAGGGGAACAAAGACCTGGCAGACCTTTTAGTGTCTGATGGAGCTGCTGTAGGTGCCCGCAGGCCTTCTGTAGCAGATTATAAGCGTAACCTAACTCTGGAGATGGATGGTGCCGCTACGATAGTAGAGGATGCTATTGTATCTGAGCTAAAGAGTCGCGGCGTTGGTATGCTGGACCGATTCTTCCACCGCCAGAACTTTATTGCTGCTAGACGTGATTTAGAGGAGCAGGTGGGTAAGTACCTTGATGATGCTTATGAGGCTGAGCTGGCGGGGCGTTCTGTACCTGTCCCGAGCCCGGAGATAGCCCCAATCATTAAAGCGTACAAGGACTCTGGCTGGGCCGGGCGCTGGTACGACCACATGCAGGCATCCGGACTTACAGACCCCAATGCTATTGCACGTTCAGATTATTACTATCCTAGACAGTACAGCTATGACAAGATGCGTCAAGGGTTAGCGGATGGTAAGACCTTGGATTCCTACAGGAACCTGTTCAGACAGGCCTTGAGGGAGACTTATCCGACTATGGATTCTGCGGTAGTTCAGAGAGTGTCTAAGGAAATCGTAGACGGTATCTATAATGGTCGCTCTGGCTCCGACGGTGCCGCTTGGAAGCAACTAATCAACGGTATGGATAATACTGAACTAGCTGCCGCTATGAAAGCATCCGGGATTAGCGATGCTGATGTAACCGCCTTCCTTACTGCAAATACACGTACATCCAGCACTACAAGCCCAGCTAAGAACCTTCGACAGCGAAACCGTTTCAATATGACTAAAGAGTATATTGTAGACGGTCAGCCTATGCGCTTGGTGGATTTATTAGACACTAACGTAAGTAAGGTTATGCACGGGTATACCAACCGTATGTCGGGACGTGTAGGTATGTCTTACGCAGGTATCTCTGACCTTAAGCAGCTTGAGACTATGATTAACGAGGGTAAACATAGTCTGGCCGACCCTGGCAAGTGGGAGCAGGCTGTTAATGATACCATCGACTTCATGCTAGGCGGTGTAGCAGGTGGTGCAGGGGCGCAACTTCCTGAAATCTTCCGTGCAGCAGGGAACCTTGCTAACGCAACCATGCTCAAGAACTCCGCATTGTACCAGATTACCGACACGGCCCTAGTCATGAAAGAGTTCGGTATGGCTCGAGTACTTAGGAGTATGCGCGAACAGCCTTGGTTCAAAGAGGGTGGTGTTGTTCTCAATAGCAAGGATATGTCTGCCAGATTAGACGCTATCTTAAGAGGCTCCGTGCAGCGGGATATGAAATTCCGTTGGCTCAATACCTATGCTGACGATAACTTGGATTTGACACGCAGTAGCAATTGGTTCAACGTTACACAGAATATAGGCCAGGCTGCTCGGCACGTTAATGGGATGTCCATGGTGCACAGGGCGCAGGTTAACTGGAACTCTGGTATTGTTATGGACGAATTGCAGAGCATGCTCAACGGGTCTGCCGATGCAGTTAAGCGTCTGGAAAGATGGGGTCTCGACTCCAATCTAGCTAAGCAGATGCAAGCTGCATACGCCAAGAACCCTGGTAAGATGCTACCACCGGACCTGCAAATGCAAATGGAAGTTGTAGGCTCACGCTTAATGGATTATGTAGTGCAGCAGGTACGTACAGGCGAAACCAGTCACTTTGCACAGTTCAGCCCGGTAGGGAAAGTTGTTGTAGGCTACCAGAGCTTTGCTATGGCTGCTACGAACAAGATTCTGCGCCGGGAGATGAATGATGCAGGTTGGATTGGCTTAGCCCATATCGCTGCGTATCAGTTCCCTATGATGCTGCTTATGACGCAGGCTAAGTACGCTATGGACGGTAAAGCTGGAGAGCATTCAGACAAGAAACTCATTACTGATGCAGTGATGGGTATGTCCGTGCTTGGTGGCCTTACCCTGATTCAGGGTGTATTCGGGGACCAATCCCCTCGTCATAGCCTGGCTGGTATGGGCTACATCATGGGTATGCTTGGCCTAATGCAGGACGTGGCTAGCGGTAACGTAGATGCCAAGGGTCTGTCTAAGCAGATGCCTTTGATTCAGGAGTTCGCGCCTACGCGAGCCATCATTAATAACTTTGGAGATGATTAAGCATGGCTTTCAGTTGGAGTGAGCTTAACTACCCGGCTGGCACAACCTCTGTACCCGTAGATATAGAGTACCTTGACAAGTCCTATATTTACGTGTACCTGGACGGTGTACTTACTACGGACTACACCTGGAGCAGTGATACTGTTATTCAGTTTAACACTGCCCTGGCTGCTGCTACGGATGTACTGCTTGTACGCCGCACAGATAAAGAGTTCTTGTACATTATGTTCGCAGAGGGCGCTGCCTTTATCCGGGAGAACATTGATACTCAGAACAAGCAGTTCCTGCATCTTGCTCAGGAACTAACCGAGGGGCGCTCTATTGAGGGCTTCTACGGGGACTTGAGCATGAACGGGTTCCGCATCACCAATTTAGGCGCTGGGGTTAACCCTGGGGATGCAGTTAACAAGGGGCAGTTGGACGTAGTGGACCAGCGCGTAGTGAACCTGGAGCAGGCGTTTATTCAGGACACTACGAGTTATCCTTGGTACACTATTACTTCTACTGTAACAGATACCCTGGACCCACCTTTCAACTTCACTAAAGCTGCGCTGTACATTAACGGCGTATGCCAGGTGCCTGGGTATAGTTATGAGGTTGTATCGAACCAGATACTACTGGCTGACCCTGTACCTATTGGCACCTTAATCTTCGCTCGTCTAGGTGAGGATGTTGGTACCGGGGACGAGTACGCTACGGCAGAGCAGTTAGCTGCTGCTATCAGTGCCGCCGAACTAGCGCACGTGCAGTTACAGAACAACATTGACCTAAAGCTAGACGCTACAGCTAACGCAGTATCAGCTACTAAGTTGCAGACTGCACGTACAGTGCAGACTAATTTAGCCAGTACTAGCCCATCTAGTTTCGACGGTACAGCTAATATCTCCCCCGGTGTTACAGGGATTCTGCCAACCACTAACGGGGGCACGGGTAATGTCAACGGGACTGTAGCGGCATTAACTACTGCGCGTACCTTTCAGACAAACCTTGCCAGTACTAGCTCAGCTAGCTTTGATGGTTCCGCTAACGTAACTCCAGGGGTGACGGGTACTCTACCTATTGCTAACGGGGGCACAGGTAATACTACTGGGTTAGCTGCTACTGCTACGGCTCTCGCCACGGCCAGGACCTTCCAGACTAACTTAGCCAGCACTGCAAGCGCTAGCTTCAACGGCACTGCTAACGTTACGCCCGGCGTTACTGGTACACTGCCGTTGAGTAATGGGGGTACAGGGGGTACTACAGCAGTCTCTGCGCGTGATTCTCTAGGCGCTGCTGCATCTGGTAGTAACTCTGATATCACGGCCTTGACCGCGCTCACAGGCGGTATTACGGGGCTTGTTGGGGGTACTGCTGCTGCTGCTGGTGTAGTTGGGCAGATTCTGGAAGCCGTCAGCGGCTCCGCTGTAGCGTTAACTTCCGGAACCACTACTAACCTGACTAGCTTAGCGCTGCCTGCGGGTGAGTGGTTGGTTATGGGTAGCATCCGTATTGACAGTTCCGGGGGGAGTATCACATCCCGAACCTTAGCTATTAATGACGTGTCCGCTACTACCCCAAGCGCTTGGTATCATGACTATATATCCCAAGCCAACACCGGGGCGGGGGTTAACGTTTATGTCGTACCCCTTAGGTACTTTAGCTTGACAGGCACTACTACTCTCTACGCGGTAGCTAACGTCGAAGGTTCAGGGACTCTGACCGGACGGGGATACATTAGAGCGATACGTATACGTTAAGGTAGGTTAATTATGGCAAAGGCGGCAACTAAAAGCCGCCTCAGCGAACTTCACAGGATGTTTACTGAGGCGCTAATTAGCGAACTCAAGCAGGCGGGGGAAGAGGAGATTCCTTTACCCGCTGCGGATAAGTCTGTTATCGCCAAGTTCCTCAAGGATAACGAAATCACTGCTGATGCAGACTCTACGGAGATGCAGGAGCTGCGGGACGAGTTCGAGGATGAGCTGGCAGCTAAGCGTAAAGCACGGGCTGAGGAACTGCTGGCTAAGGCTGGGGCAGACCCAGAGGATGATTTAGCAGGGATTATTTAAGATGATAAGCCAAACTACACTGAGCAGACTCAAGCTCATCAGTGCTCGTACAACGGTAATGAATGATAGCCCGAGGACTATCCCGAAGGACCAGCGTGAGGAAGTAGCGCTGATGATGGCTGTGACTCTGAAGGACTTCCGAGAGTTCGCATACTTAGGTATGAAGTTCCTCGGATTCAACCTCACAGAGATGCAGGCTGATATAGCAGAGTTTATGCAGAAAGGCCCGCGCAAGCGCATGGTTGCTGCTCAGCGTGGTGAGGCTAAGACTACTCTGGCAGCGCTGTACGCTACATGGAGACTCATCCAAGACCAGAGCTGTCGCATCCTGATTGTATCAGCAGGTGAAAAGCAATCCTCAGATACAGCGGTACTCATCATCCGTTTAATTGAGACATGGCCCCTGCTCTGCTATTTACGAGCAGACCCAAGCAAGGGCGACCGCACCTCATACGAAGGTTATGACGTACACTGCGACCTGAAGCCTCTGGACCGTTCAGCTAGCGTAGCCTGCGTAGGTATCACTGCGTCCCTTCAGGGTAAGCGCGCGGACTTACTAATCCCGGACGATATTGAGAGTACCAAGAACGGTATGACCCAGACTATGCGTGAGCAGTTACTGGCATTGTCTAAGGACTTCGCCGCTATCTGTACGCACGGGGACACGCTGTACCTAGGAACGCCGCAGACTAAGGACAGTATCTACAAGACCCTACCGGGACGTGGCTTTGAAGTGCGCGTATGGCCCGGTCGTATACCAAGTGAAGATATGGAGGAACGCTATGGCGATACACTTGCTCCTTATATCCGTGAGCTTATTGAGCGCGGGTATAAACGTACAGGATTCGGAATAGATGGAACATTAGGAGAGTGCTCAGACAAGGGGCGGTATGATGAGGATGCCCTGCTAGAGAAAGAGCTGGACTTCGGCCCAGAGGGTTTCCAGTTGCAGTATATGCTCGACACAACCTTATCTGATGCAATGAGAACAAGGATTAAGCTCAGTGACTGTATGGTCTACTCGGGTTCCCATGATGCAGCCCCAGACCGCCTCAGCTACATAGCGGACAAGCGCTACCTCTATACAGAGGAGCACGAGGGTATCCGTGGGCAGTTGCTGTACCAGCCAGCTAGCTATGGTGAGCTGATGCTTCCGTACCAGCACAAGCTCATGGTCATTGACCCGGCGGGTTGTGGTGGGGACGAGGTGTCCTATGCAGCAGGCGGTGCAGCGAACTCGTACTTGCACCTGTTCTCTGTAGGTGGGTTCCAGGGCGGTATCAGTACTGAGAACATCGATAAGCTCATTGACCTGGCTATTGAGCTGGGTATCTCGGACTTGTTCATTGAGAGCAACATGGGGCATGGTACAGTAGAGATGCTGTTCATGAACCGACTGCGTGAGCGTAAGATTCCCGGTATCGGCGTTAGAGGGGGCTACAACACCTCACAGAAGGAGAAGCGTATCATTGATACCATCTCCCCAGTGACTCGTCGGCATCGCCTTGTAGTGCATTCTAGGGCGCTTACAGATGACATTCAGAGCTGCATGGCCTATAGCCGCGATAAGCGATGGTTGTACAGTGCATTCCAGCAGCTCCAAAGCATTACCTACGACCGTGGTAGCTTAGCAAAGGACGACCGTGCCGATGCCGTAGCTATGCTCGTAGCAGAACTCAACGGCTTCTTGGTTGAGGATGAGAAGGTTTCGGCTGAGAAAGAGCAGCAGAAGCAAGCTCAGAAGTTCATGGATAATCCCATGGACTGGAAGCAAAGCATGGTTGCTCCGCGCAGCCGTGGTACTCAGGCCCGGATTGACCGGGGTTTAACTAGAAGAAAAGGAAGGTACTAAATGGCAATTGCAGCACAAACTGAAGTAGTACAGCAGGAGCTTCTGCGTCAGCTCAATATCGTAGCCAAGGCTATGTACCAGTTGAAGACGCAGCCACAGTCTATGGCGTCCAATGGTCCTGCGTTTGATACGCTCATGACCCCAGCCCTGGCTGCTATTAAAGCGGCTGGCTACACTCTGCCTGCATAATGCGTAACCTGGTCGCTGGGTTACTGCTAGCAGTTATGCTCTCTGGTTGCTCAGCGACCTCTGCACTGACTGGACTCATCGGCTCTAAGCCGGACGTGTCTGCTCAGGTGGGGGCCGAGAACACCAAGCAAACTGTTGGCCTCAATAACAAGGTGGACACCAGCACCACCAACAAAACAGACATTCAAGATTCTACCGTAGGTTCTCTGGATACCTCAAGTAAAAAGCAAGTCCAGACTATCAGCACGGGGACTATTACTGCTGATAAACTACAGGTAGTTAACAATGACAGCAGCAGCTTAATTTTAGCAGCAGCAGTAGGCGCAGCTATTCCTATCTTGATTCTAGTGATTGTGCTACTGTTCCGCAGATTCTCTCGCGGTAAGGATAAGGTTTATGATTCGACTCTCTGATGTACCTGCTGACCTGGCTACTCGGGCAGGTGTAATGGCTACAGGGGTAGCTACGAGCGGCGGTTGGTTAGCAGAGATTATGTCCTGGAACTGGAGCGCTATCAGCTTCATTACAGCAACAATCTGCGCTATCCTTACCGCTGCATGGAATGCTTATATTGGACACAAGCGCCTGAGGCTTCAGGAGGAGGCTGTACGTAAAGGTATCCCATTCTATGAGATTAAGAAATAAGATTATAGGTGCCCTTGCCGGGGCATCTCTCCTGGGCGGAGGCATCACCACCGTAATCCAGAACAATGAAGGGTATAGTAGCACTGCTTATCGAGATAGCGCTGGAGTACCTACAATCTGCTACGGTGAGACCAAGGGCGTTCAGATGGGCCAGAAACGCTCTCTAAGCGATTGTCAGAAGCAATTGATACAGTCAGCAGGGGAACATGCCAAAGCGCTTGTAGGGCTTCCTGAGTCGATTCCTGACGTGGTTCTGCTGGGTAGCCTGGATATGGCTTATAACGTAGGTGTATCTGGGTTCTCAAATAGTGCAGTGAAGCGTAAGCTGGCACAAGCAGATTACCAGGCAGCAGGCCAAGCTGTGCTGCAATGGAAGTACATTACCCTGAACGGTAAGGAGTATGATTGCAGCATCAAAGGAAACAAGGTCTGCTATGGCTTGTGGAAGCGCAGGCTCTGGCAGAGCAAGGCAATTGGTAATGAATTTAAATCAGTGCAGGAAGCTGTAGCAGCCCTGCCAAAGTAAGGAGCAAGTAATGTCTTTAGTAGACTTAACAGTAGCACGGCACCCGGTTGTAGATACGGGTAGCCAGACGATTACTACGATAGCTGCCTTGCGCACTACCGAGCCTAGCTCAGATAGGCAACGTGTTACGCTTCTGGAGCATACCGCAGGAACCCGTAAAGGTGGTGGCCAGTTCCGCGCCGTTTTGGCAGGTTCGTCATACACCGACAATAATGGCACCGTCATTAAAACGCCAGGCGGCGCGGCATGGGTTCGTATAAACGCCGATATCGTGAACCCGTTGATGTTTGGAGCTTTAGGCGATGGAGCGACAAATGACAGTGTTGCACTTAACCGTGCGGGTACATATGCTACTCGTGTGATTGACCTGTTAGGGCTTACATATGGCGTAGGATCAACATGGTATTTAGAAGCTACAACCCCAAAAGTTGTTAAAAATGGGGGTTTAAAATATCTAACAGCTCTGGGCACGGGGCCAATGATGCGTTATAAAAACGCGGCCCATGAGATGTATAATGTGGATTTTGACGGGGGCGGCAGCACTACATCCACAGGGCTTATCTGGGAGGGTGGGAACGCCCTTCGCGGGGTTCGCGGCGGTGTAGTTCAGGACTGTAGTTTCCGCTACACAGGTGGTTCGGGTATTGCCGTTTCTTATGACGGAGCTAATAATACCGTTGGTTCCTTTGGTGTGATTAAAAGAGTTACCTTCAATCATTGTGGCCTTACTGGCGTGGGTAATGGCCGTTGTTGCCTTCTGCTGGACGGTGTTAGTAACTTCACGGTCTCGGACATTGTGGGTATAGACTGCAACTGGGGTATTTATGTCCGCAACGACTTTAATAATCCTTTATTGTCTCGTGCGACAAACAATACAATTTCCCGTGTCAATCTTAAAGGGCAGGGACTGAACAGCACGGCATATCCAGATGCTCAGGGTATTTCCTGTTCTTATCAGGATAACCTACAAATTACTGATGTTACAGTGGATGGCTTCCCAGGTAATGGTATTGATATGCAATACTGCGACGCGAGTATAGTCACGAACTGGAGAGCTACTGCTTGCGGTGATGGTGTCTTTATGGGTGACAGGGCGTGTCGTAGGCACACTATCAGCAATGGCATTGCTATTGACTGTAACCGCGCTATCCGTCTTATCACCGACGGCGGCTCCTTCATAATGAACTCTGTGGTGCCAGCTCTTGCGCATATTAAAATTACCAACGTTCATGCGTACAATTCCAGACGCCAGGCTTTTTACCTTGTTAACTCTGGTAGAGCCGCATATGGGTCTTCTATGACTAATGTGCAATTAGATAACTGCTCGGTGGACGGTACAGGGTCTCTCTCCCTAACCACTCATACGCATGGATTCCATATAGAGGGTGGCGTTAACGTAACGCTTATGAACTGTAACACCTTCAACATTCGGCAACACGGGGTCTATGTCAAAGATAGTGAGTTTGTCCGTATATTGGGCGGGGCGCACCAAAACGTAGACCAGGTTGGCGCTGGGAACCAGGGTGTTTATGTATCCTCCGATTGTAACCGCGTTAGCGTCTCTGATGTGTCTGTCTACGGTTTCGCTACTGCTGGTGCAGTTACTTTAGCTGGTGGGTCTGGACATTCAGCTAAACATATTCGCTGGCGTAGTATTGCCAGCGGCGTAACATCAAGTGGGGCTTCCTCCCCTTATCTGTTCGATAACCAGTCGTTCTAACCAGAGCTTCTAACCAGTCGCTCTAAGGATAGCCTTGGGGATAGCTTAGGGAGTGCTAGTAGGGGATGCTGGTGTATACTTGCTCCCTAAAAATATTATACTTACTAATTGGAGATATCTATGAACGTTAAATATGATACAAACTCCGCCAGCGGTCTGACCTGGTTAACTGGTAGACGCGCTGGTGCTGTAGCAGGAACCCTGAACGCTAAGGGCTACTGGGTTGTGCAGATGCAAGGCAAGAAGATGCAAGTGCATCGTATTATCTGGGAGATGCTGAATGGGCCTATACCAGATGATAAAGTGATTGACCACATAAACCAGAACCCTGCTGATAACCGCATTGAGAACCTGCGCCTAGCCAGTGTCAGCGATAACAACTGCAATGCTAGACGTGATAGCCGAGAGTATCCTCGTGGGGTATACTATACAGGTTCATGCTGGCGCGGAGAGTTCTGGAAGGATGGCAAGCGCTATATGCGAAAGCACAGCTCATACGAAGTAATCTGCCAGTGGGTTCTCAGTGAACGCGCTAGGCTTCACGGGGAGTTTATCCCTGAGCAGGTGTAAACCTGTTAGTCAAAAATGATATACTTGTGTCAGCCTCACCCTCACCCTCACCGCCCCTCGTTTCCCCCATAGGGGGTGCCTCAGCCAGAACTATGGCCTGGGTGGGGTGGGGGCCTGGGCCTGTTCAGGGATAGCCTGGGGCCTCTACGAGGCTCTGGGAGCTTCTCTAAGCGCTTCTACCGGATAGCCTATAGGATTGCATAGGGATAGCCCTGTGATAGCCTTAGCGTGGCTCTGGTTGGCTCTGAGTGATAGCTCTGAGTAGCTCTGTGTGGTAGCGGAGGTGGGCGCAGGCTTACCTCTTTTCGTCCTCTATGTGTGCCTAGAGATAGCTTAGGGATAGCTGTAGAATCCTCACGTACAGGCCGGAGATAGCTATTGGATAGCTCCAGTGTTAGCCGGTAATGGGTATAGCTAGAAGCTAGAGGTTGCATGATAAGGTATGCTGACTGTATGCATTGACTAGGTATGACCATACTGCTACTATTGGTCATAGCTACTGTATATACTGAGTGCATACTGAGTATATAGCTATATAGAGTTGGTCACAGCTAATGGTAGTTGATGGGGTGTAACCATAGGTCACACCTCTGTAAGTACAGGGAATATAAGGAGTTGTTTGATTGAGTATAAATCAGTTAATAGAGGGTTTAAGTATGAGTGTTCACAGCTACAGTACAGGTTTCGGTACACAGTCTGTTACGCTGAATGTACAGAGCCTGGTGGATACACTGGATAAATCCGGTTCGAGGCAGCAGCTGGTACAAACAGCGCTTAAGGCTGCCAGGGCACTGAGTAATGAACTGTACGGTGAAAGGAATATACTGAAGTGCATGCAGCTTGTGCTGGCTGCTATAGATACAGAGCGGTATCGTTCCGGTACAGAGGTTATCGATGCTGTACTGGATGCTGATACCGCGAAGTGGTTCAAAGCGTACCGGGTTACTCCGGCTCTGCAAGCACTGTTACCTGCTGGAGTATCAGCAGGGCGTTGTAAGGCTGCGGTTAACGCAGTGTTTAAGCTACAGGGCGGTACAGTAGCTGGTAGTAAGGCTGGTAACGTTGTAGCTGCTGCGGATGGCTCTTACAGCGTTGATACAGTAGACCTCTGCGTAGAGTTATATGACCGAGGGTTAAGTGCCGAGGATATTCGGTTCATGCTACAGCATTATGGCTACAGTCTCACCGAGTGGGAGGTACTGGAGATACTTAATCGTGAGTGCGGCTACCTGGAGAAGTTTATCTATATAGGTAACGGAGAGGTAGTGCACGCTCAGTGCAGTAGCCTGGAAGGTCTGGAGCAGTGGCAGGACGTGGTGGTAGCTGCTGAGCAGCGTAAATGGCGGGGGATGTAATGCGAACTTATGAGGTAGTAGACTTTGCGGTTGGTGCAGTAGATTATGAGTGGGGCTTGAATCTTTGTGGTAGAGAGTTTGATGAACTGACTGCTGCTGTAGAGCGTAAAGTCTCAGCGGGGCACACGCTCTGCGAGGATTTGATTCTGGATACATTGATGAAGCTTAGAGAGAGGGTTTAAGCGGTGGGAGAGAGGGAAGCGCTATACAGCTAGTGCTTCCCTTTTTGCTTAATAGAGAATTATTTTAAATTAAGTGTTGACATTCTGAATCAGGACTAGTAGAGTTAGACACATCGAGAGGCAAGGAGCCGCCCGGTAACGGGGAGTAGCGCCAGGGCATACGAAACCTGGATAATCGATAAGCAGGGTAAGAGATTAAGGTATTACTCCTCCGCGAAACCCTCGAAAGAGACCAGCTAGCGGGAACCTGGAAGAGGTTCGATAACTGGAAGTGACCGACATCACTGCGAAGAAACAGAGCTTGACAAGTACAGCAAAACGCAGTAACTTAGATAGCAAGCAAGACAAGTTCACGAGTACGAAGTAAGTCGGGAGCCGTTACAAGGATTGTAGCAAGCGCGACTATAAATATCTGCGGGCTGGCGTGCTGAGAGACTGCGCCTTTATAGAAGAGTCTCGAACGTTGTAGAGCGTCCACGGTTATGCAGTGGGAATCTACACTAAGACACGCTGTACAAGGCGTGACCTTAGTTAAGCACCCTCTCTGTGAGGATGCAGAATTAAGGGGTATATCATGAAGAAGATTAAAATTGGGTCATACGTACTGGTTAAGCACGAGTATAAATACACATCCCCTGTGAGCTTACATCGTACTCACACAGTAATCGACGTTCGCGGCGCAGAGTTACTTTTAAAGGGGTGCACTGATTATCTCCCGTTGAGCATGTTCGAACTCCACCGATAGGGACGTGTTATGGGCTACTTAAAACTCTGTAAGAAGCGCGAGCAGTCAATCAAAGCACTGGTAGCTGCTGCGCAGACTCCGGAAGGCTCTGAGGAGCGCAAGCGCCTTAAGAAGCTTCAGACCTTTGAGGCTACTGACCGGGCAAGACCGCAGGGCTTCAGTACGAACGTACGCAGTATCGGTAATAAGACCGATAGCAAGATTAACAGCTACTACGCGGCTAAGAGCCGTACACCTAAATTCTAAGAGGAAACAATCATGGCTAAATATAACGGACACAAAAACTGGAATCACTGGAATGTATCTCTGTGGATTAACAACGATGAGGGGCTGTATCGCTTAGCTGTGGAGCAGGTTGAGAAGTGCCGGACCCGTGAGCGCGCAGCGGAGAATATTGTGCATGAGCTTGCTAGTGCAGGCATTACTCACACCTCAGACGGTGCCCCTTACTCTAAATCAGCAGTTCGCGCTGCTCTGGTAGGTATGTGATGGAGTGGTGCACGGAGTTCTACGTATTCTTCTTCCTGGTGTTAATGCCAGCATGGTTCTGGTTAGTATCTCCAACCTCTAAAGGTGGCAAGAAATGATTCAGACAATTACTATCGCGGTTAAGTCCGCTGTGCTGCTGCTTAGCAGCAACGTAGCAGAGCCTATCCTGTATTGCACCGTAGAAGTCACAGGGCAGCCCGGCTATGAGCTTTATGAGGCCCCAGAAGGTGGTTGCAAGGGCTTAGGCAAGCGCCTGCTACAGAGCTTCCAGGGCGCTTATCCTGATAAGCCTGTACTGCTTATCGTTGACGGTAAATCCAACCAGGGGATTTAATATGTTAACCTACTGCGGGGTGCTAATTCTTTTGGCTGGGTTCTATGCTTTTACGCGTGGCTGCTGGGTTGGCGGTGGCTGGCTGTTTGCTTGGGTAGGGGTTGCGCTTGTGTATATCCTAACCGCCATGACCATTTTAAATATTTGAGGTGCAAGATGAACAACCAGACAGTTGAGACAGAGTGCAAGCGCGAAGCAGATATGTTCGCGCTGTTCCAGTTCCTGATGAAGCGGCCTGATTTGGCTGCGAACGAGGACAAGGGCGGCGACGAGGTACGCGCCGCTACTAACGCTAACTTTTACAGAGGGCTTGGTGATGCGATTTAAGATTAAGGTTAACTATGCAGATACTACTCAGACGCATTGGTGGTCTGAGCCTGATGGTTCGGTGCCTTGCGAGAGCGATGCTACGGTGTACACCCCTGCGCAGGTAATAGACAAAACCAAGTCTAGCTGGTTCAACGAGGACCGGGACGCCGGGCGCGATTGCTGGTTATCCCTGAAGCTGGTGCCATAATGTTCTGGCTAACGTTCTCCCTGGTCATGGCAGCTATAGTGCTACTGCCTTATATCTGCGACGGCATAGCGCGGTTGATTCTGTGCTTGCTGGAGCTGTTCCGATAACTAAGAACATACAACATGAGGTCGAAGAGAATGCGTATTCAAGTACACCTTAAAGAATCAGAACTGGCAGAAATGGAGATGACAAAAGAAGAGCTTCGCCAATCTATTATTGCTGATTTGGATAACAGTGATGTGGATGGCGAATATGTTGGCTTTACCGTGACTGTGTATGTTACGGAGGGCATTTAAATGACTATCCAGAGCATCGCATTCCAGTACATGCAGTACCTACTCGCTAACGGCTTCAGCGCTGAGTCAGCCTGGGGCCGGGCAATGAAACTTATTGAAGAAGGGGGCAAGAAATGATTAAAGGTCAGCAGATTCGTTACTTAGGCCGCAAAGGCCGCGCGGTTTTAGACTTAACGGTTGGGCGTGAATACACAGTTACAGCCGGGGCAGGTGATATAGATAGCGCTTGTGGTGGTCTGGTTGGGGATTACGGCTGTAACATCATAAACGACGTAGGGGATGTGCTGTATGTAACCTTCAGCGGCACATCCCTCTGGGGTGATTGGGAGATTGTATCATGACAGCACAGAATCCAGAGGTTATCCTGATTAAGCAGGAGCAGCCAACTATCGAGGGCTTAGCGCGGGAGCGCGCAGCTAAGCAAGGACTTAAGCATTACTACCAGGTACGGGCACGCCAGCTAGGGCTGAGCCTGCGCACGTACTGCGAGCGCTTTAATGTTAAGGGGGTTGTATGAGCAACATCGACAAACGCGCATTACGTGAAGCGGCAGAGAAGGCTATCTCAGAGGAAGGAGAGACTTGGTGGAGTGAAGAGCAACTGGCTAGCGACTATGGTCTTGCGTTGCATAAGGCAGACGCCAAGTTCATCGCCGCAGCCAATCCCGCCACTGTGCTGGCGCTGCTGGATGAGCTGGAATCCGCAGAGAAGCGGATTGCTGAGCAGCGGGAAACCTTGCTTGCAGCACGCAGTCACGTAATGCACTGTGCGCACCTTGGTGATGCCCATGCAAGCGGTGTGCTTCAGGCTATCGACCGCGCCGCAGTCGCTAAAGGGGTTATCTAATGCTCACCCCCGCTGAGACCGCCGCGCTGTACTGGGATATGCTCGAGCAACAGCGCAGTATGGGCCTGAAGTCCCTGCGGGATATCCCGGTGCAGCTACGGAAGCTAGCGCCCTTGCAGTGGAGAACAGGCTTCGAGTACCGCGAGGGGCTGCGCTTACTGCAAGGCTGGTACGCATATAGCCCTGAGATCGCACAGGAAGCCCTAGGAGAGCTTAAGTTCGACGTGGTAGGGCAACTACAGCGCTTAGGGTACAAAGGCGCTCAGAGAGCGTTCTACGCAGCCGTACAAGACTATTACGATTGGAGAGTGAGTTATGCAGCTTAAAGAGACAGACATTTGTTGGCCAGTTAAATTAGAGGTGGATACGTACGGGGGCACAACCTTGGATTTGGTTGAGGTTGACGACGCGTTCAGAGTCGCCCTGGACCGTGAACAAGCACAGCAGCTACTGCCAATCCTGGAGCATTTCATTAAGACGGGGGAATTACCTGATGCAAGTTAACGCTGAGACGTTGCAAAAGCGTATTAAGAGCCTGCAAGTGCGGGGTAATGCTGAGTATGCCCTGCCTCTGACTCTTAACGAGGAGTATCAGCTAGAGGCTTACAAGATGCTGCTGGGGTACTTGGTAAAGGAACCCTCTGTCTTTATGGGCGTGTTCCATGACGGGCGCGGTGTTGCTTACTATCACACTGCAAAAGCAGCGGTTAAGGACGGGGTATATGAGGTTGTACCTTTGTATGAGGACGCCTTAATTGACTAAGCAAACACAGCACAGACTGGACATCCAGGTAATGCCGCCCCTAGGGCCGCTGGGCAAGAGTATCTACAAGCTCCAGCAAGCCTGGGGGCCTGAGGATAACCCAAATGTAGACACAGTGTGGCTCACAAGCTACGATGTAGAAGCACTTTGGGAATTATATCAACGTGAACAAGCTCTGGCTGCTGCTAGCGCTGCCAATGCTGGCTGTTTCAACACTAAATATGAGGGGTAGGGTATGACTAAGTTTAAAGTTGGTGATATGGTTGTTGGTAATCAAGGTGACGAGCTGAATGATGTTGAGGAGGGACAACTGTACACTGTACTGGAAGTGGATGAATTACTTGATGGGTGCTTCTTAAAAGTAGACAACGATAAAAGGTGCTGGGTATGCTCTTGGCGCTTTGACCTGTATAAGGCAGTCCCTTACCAAGAAGCGCAAGATGACCCGCTCCCGCCAGCGCCGGAGAGTGTACGATACTACACAGTGCCAAGTAAGACACAATACTTAGACATTCTCACTAATGAGTTTGGTGAGGTTGAGATACGTTCAATACTCCCAGATTTCGCCAGTTACAACTACCTTACACCCGACGCAGCCTTGCAGCTAGCGCATGACCTGAACAGAATGGCTAACGAAATCAAGCGTAAGGAGACGCAGCAGGAGCGTAAGACTACGCTAAGCCCCGCCATTGTACACCTTTACGGAGAGTAACTATGGATGCCCCCTGGCTACAAGCATGTAAGCGCCTGGCTGTGGGGCAAACTGCCAGGTTCAGATGCTGCGGTAGAACTCCTGCTGCCGTGCTTTTTAATAAACCCGATACGTGGCAGATGTATTGTCACAGGTGTCACACGTCGCTCAGTGAGCGCAAACAATACGTATCCCTGGTGCAGCCGGAAGTGCTGCCTAGGGTGCTGCCTGCGCCTGCACAGCTAATACAGATTCACCAGACGAGCGCTGAATTGCAGGCACAGCTTTACGGATTCTTAGTATCTAAGGGCATCATGCCAGAGATGGCTGGTGCAGTTTACTATTCAGAGCAACTAAAGAGGTTAGTATGGGATTTACAGAATGGGACTTACCTGGCGAGAGCGCTGCATCAGTATCAACAACCAAAGTGGGTAATGCTGGGGCAGCCCGCTCAGTATGCTATGGTACAGACCCCCTGGCTGAGCACGCCCAAGACTACGCAGAGCTTGAGCGAATCTTCTGCGCAGTCTACGCAGACAGCGTCGAGCGCCGTAGTACTGACCGAGGACTGGTTGAGCGCCCTAAAAGTCTCCTGGGTAGCTGGGAAATACTCTTCGGAACCAGTTACGGCGGTAGCCTTACTTGGGACCAGGTTGTCGCTGCCTCTAAAAGCGAAGCTGATTCAGCTTGGTAAGTCAGTGCTGCTGATGCTGGACGGAGACAGCGCCGGGTACACCGGGCGGGACACTATACAGCGCACCTTGAAACCGTTCTTGCAGACACGCAGTTACACAATCGACGGGTTAGACCCGAAGGACATGACCTGCCAACAAATCCTGGAGGGTTTAAATTGGATTACTTAATCTGCCGCGCTATGTGTGAGCGCAAGGTCTATGACAGGCTGCACGACCAGATACCAAAATCCATGCTTGCGCCCGATACTGTAGCTCTTCTGGGTTGGATTCAACTCTACTATGCAACCTACACTGACAGCAACGCTGTGCAGTGGGACGCTATGCAGACGCTCCTTGGGATGCGCGGGCAGCATCTACAGAAAGAGCAAATGGATATCCTGAAGCACATGCTCAAGCAGGTGCAGCAGGTTCCTGAAGAAGCAGTAGCCGGGGTAGTGCGTACTCTGAATGAGATGGCCTACTCCGGCGAGATGGCGTCGCTGGTGCAGCAGTACCAGGACGGTGCAGAGATAGACTTTATCGCAGAGGCCAAGCAGTTAGAGCGCAAGTACAGCAGCGTAGCGACAGCGCAGGACTCTTTACTTAACTGGGAAGATGGGGGTGTAGATGATATACTTGCAGCGACTGACGAAAGTGGTGGCCTTAAGCTTAATGTGTTTCCCGAGCTTGCTGATAATGTTCGTGGCTTACGTGGGGGTGATTGTGTCGCTGTTGCTGCCCCTGTCGATGCAGGAAAGACTAGCTTGCTGGCTGCAACGGTTGTGGGACTTACCGAACAACTTGTTAATCAAGATGCTTACGCAGATAGACCGGTTCTATGGCTCGTGAACGAATCCCTGGCAAAGCGTACTGTACCGCGCATCTACCAGGCAGCTACCGGGCTGACCCTGCATGAGATTGTAGAGCAGCACAAGCAAGGTAAGTTCGCAGAGAAGTACCTGGCTAAGGTGGGCAGCTGGGACCGCATCAGAGTTAAGGATGCGCACAGCATCACTATGCCTCAGATAGCTACGCTAATGGAGGAGATGCGCCCGGCTGTGCTGGTTGTGGATATGGTTTCAAATATACGGGGCGGCACTCTGGAGTCTGAGCATCAGAACCTGGAAGCCAAGTGGCAGGAGCTGCGCGTGCTGGGCTGTGAGTACGATTGCATCATCATTGGCACCATGCAGCTATCAGTCGAGGGTTATGATATGCTGTACCCGCCGCTGACAGCGATGAAGCAGAGCAAGATCGGTGTACAGGGGGCGCTGGACCTGTGCATTATGATGGGCAGGTTAGACCCTAGCACAAGGCCGGACATGCTGAACATCCGGGGGATATCCACCCCGAAATGTAAGTTGGCTAAATCCGGCAGTCCTAGTTATTTGCAATTTCAAGTGGAGTTTGACGGTGGTAGATGTCAATTTAATGCAGGCCTTGTATAACGGTTACACAGTCCGCTCGGATGGTGTAGTCCTGAACCCGAAGGGGAAACAGGTGGGGTGGCAGCGTGATGATGGTTATGTGTTTGTGTTCATCAAGAAAGAACGCTGGCGTTTGCATAGGCTTATGTGGCACACGCTAGTGCAGCCGTTGGAGGAGGATACCGTAATCGACCACGCGGACGGCAACCCCGCTAACAACAATCTCAGTAACCTGCGGGCGTGCTCTCGCAGTGAGAATCAATACAATCGTAGGGCCAAGAAGGGTAACACTGCGGGAGGTTTAAAGGGTGTATACCGCAGGGATACCAAGAGCGGCCCGCGTTACGTAGCAAGCTACACAAATAAAGGGGCGGTGATTTATATCGGCACATACCGCACCCCAGAGGAAGCTCATGCGGCGTACCGCTCAGCAACGGCGGCTATGCACGGGGAGTTCTCAGATTTAAATAGGTAACTACTAAGCCAGCTTCCAGCAGAGGCTGGCGTGTTGGTTGTCTCAATTATCCCCTATTATATAGAGTGTGGAGGTTAGTGTGAATATAACTAAACAGCGGTTGCGTGTAGCTTATAACCCAAAGCATAAATACTTCAAGCCTTGGGAAGTGTGGTGTGAGCAGGGTTACTGCATCCCGGATAGCGGGGACCCTCAGTATGCTCTGGATTATTATGGTGAGCACAGCTTTGTGGTGGATGCTTTCGCAACCAAGCAAGGCGCACAGAACCTGATTAGCATGCTCGGGGATTCTATGGTGATTAAAAATGCTAACTAAAGACGACGTTACGGACCGGGACTACGAGGTCATCAAGGCCTACGCTGCATCTGCACGTACTTCCAGTAAAAGCTACGCGCTTGAGTCAAGCCAGCTCATAGTGCATCTAGCAATTAACAAGGCTCGGAGGGCTAAGTGGAAATGAAAGCTAAGCACATCAAGATTAATGTGCCTATCTATGGTACTGAGGTATTTGTAACCTCTGAGACAGACGAGTGCACTAGGCTGGCTAAGAAGCATTGCGGCATAGAGATGGACCCCGAGGATTACTATGCTAATGGTATGGTTGTGTATGCACACGATACGCAGATAGTCTGGCTGCCTGAGCAGGCCGGGTTGCGTACGATAGCCCATGAGTGTACGCACGTAGCAATGAATATGTGCCGTTACAAGGGGTTAGTAATCGACACCAAGAATCAAGAGCCGTTCACCTACCTAATGGGTTATCTGGTGTACGAAGTAAACAAGGCGCATACGAGGCTAAACAATGACGACTAGCATAATGCACATCGACTGTATTGACCACGGGCGGGAGACTAGCCTTTCCCCGGAGGGGTACTTGCTGGTGTGTAGACCTGAGTATCGTAAACGCAAAGCTAAAACCTCTAGCATTAGCAAGCACCGTCTAATCCTGCTGGATAAACTAGGTTTAAACTGGTGGGATGAGCGGGCCTCTGAAATAGTGGCCCGCCATACTTGTGATAATCCACGTTGTATTAACCCGGACCACTTAGTACCTGGCACCCGAGCAGATAACAATAAGGACCGTGCAGAGCGTGGGCGTAGTGCTAAGCGTGTACCTAGCCGCCAACGTCTGACCCTTAAAGACTGTGAGGATATCTGCGCCAAGCATCTACCGAGGGTTTACGGCGTTACCCACCTAGCCCGTGAGTATGGTGTGGATACAAACGTCATATACAAGGTCTTAAGAGGAGAGTACCCTTGTCAACTACCAGTATAATGCATATAGATTTAGAGGTTCAAAATTATGAGTACTACGGCTCAAAAGCAAGCCCGTACTGCCCGGATAACTACGTTGTGGAGTCAGCGTGGCGGGTTGATACAACGCAAGCAGACGGAACAGTCACTGTTGGAACAACTCAGTCGGTGCGGTACAACTCAAGAGCGGAATTCCTTCGCGGAAACTCTAGAGTGGGCGGTGGTACATGGTTCAATATCCCAGAAGACTGCTGGCTTATTGTCGCACACAATGCTGCGTATGAAATCAGCTGGTTCCTCAAGTACCAGCGCCAGCAGTTCGAAGCATTCCTTAAGCGCGGCGGTCGAGTGTTCTGTACAATGCATGGACACTACATCGCCTCAGACTTCCAGGACCTGTATCCATCGCTGGATGAGACGGCTCCTAAGTATGGTGGTACGCACAAAGTAGACGGGGTGAAGCTGCTGTGGGAGCAGGGGGTGCTAACTTCAGACATCGACCCGATGCTGCTGCATGACTACCTGGTGAACGGGGATATCCCGAACACGGCCCTGTGCTTCTACGGGGAGTGCGCTGTCTTCGCAGAGCGCGGGCAGATGCAAATGGTCTGGGAGCGTATGGACGCTATGCTGGCCTGGGCGTACTGTGAATTTTATGGCTTGTTTGTTAACATGCCTGTAGCGCAGCGGAACCAAGCTGAGCAGGAGCAGCGCATTCAGGAGCTGCGTCAGCAGTTGCAGCAGTACCTGCCGAAGGACCTGCCGAAGGAGTTCGAGTTCAACTACGGCAGCAACTATCATATGTCTGCGCTGGTCTATGGCGGACCTATCCGTTATGACATGAAGGTTCCGTATGACCCACCTAAGTTCGTGAAGGTGGAAGTACAGGACGGCGTGTACAAGGCAGGGAAGAACAAGGGCCTGCCTAAGTTCATCAAGGTTGATTCGGATGTACCGCTGCTGAAGTGGGGCAAGGGCATCTACAACTTCCCCGGCATCGTGAGTATCCAGGAGCTACCTCAGCACTTACAAGAGAAGTACGGTGAGCGCGGGGAGTTCAGAGGTGCTCAAACACTTCCGGATGGTTCCCCGGTGTATAGCACCAGCGGCGACGCAATGAACGGCCTGGCTGCGCAGGGCTTCGAGTTCGCTAAGTTAGTGAACGAGCTGGCTGCGTTGGAGAAAGATACGGGAACCTATTATCTTAGAACGGAGTACAACAAAGATGGCTCAGTTAAGAAAGTGTCCGGGATGCTCCAGTACGTTATCCCTGAGTCCGCAGATGGAAGCGGCATTATCCATCATAGACTCAACACTTGCAGCACAGTCACAGGACGCCTGTCGGCTTCAAACCCTAATCTACAGAACCTGCCCAGGGACGGAACTAGCCGAGTTAAACAGATGTTTACATCTCGTTTTGGAGAGCAAGGCCGCATTACGGAAATCGACTACTCAGCTCTGGAAGTCGTTATGTCCTGTGTGCACACCGGGGACTTGAAGCTGCTGGAGCTACTCCAGAAAGACACGGACATGCACTGCTATCGCCTAGCGTTCAAGGAGGGTAAGAGCTACGAGGAGATGTACCAGCTCTGCCACGACGCAAGCGGCCCGGATTACAAGTACTGGAAGCAGCAGCGTACAGACATCAAGCCTCCGAGCTTCGCAGCGCAGTACGGCGCTACGGCTAAGGGGATTGCGTTTGCTACAGGCTGTACCGTGGAGTACGCTCAGAGCTTCCTGGATAATGAGGCTAAGCTGTTCCCTACAACCATCGGCTTCCGTGACGTAGTACGCGCCGAGGTTGAGCGTACTGGGATGCTGGAACCTGTGCTGCGTGAGCAGTGCGAGGACGGGCAGTGGCGTTTATATCGCCGAGGGTACTGGACCAGCCCAGCGGGTACACGCTACAGCTTCCGTCAGAAGCTGCAATGGCAAGTACCAGAGGGAGGCGGTCGTAAGGTTCAGGTCATGGACTACAAGGGGACCGAGATTGCGAACTACTGGAACCAAGGGGAGGCGTTCTTCCTTATGGCTGTGGCAGCGGGGCAGGTTCTGCGCAGACTCATCCAGAAGGACTGGTACGGCGGTAAGGTTGTGCTGGTAACGAACGTACACGACGCGCTGTATCTGGATAGCGCGGACGAGGAGACGGCGGTACTAGCAGGTAACTTAGTGAAGGATGCTATGGAAGAAGCCCCGCGCCGTATAGCAGCGCTCTGGCCTAACTACGGTATCATCTCACAAGTGCCTTTCCCGGCAGCAGCAGAG